CCTGTCATCTCCACCACTTGCACGAAGTTCCCACAAATACTCAGAAAGCGCGGAAACGACATCTGACTGGGAGTACAGCTCTAGAAGGATGACTAGTCCGTCTACGCTGCTAAGAGCATACCCACCCAATCGGGTCAAGGACCGTGACATGTCCTGTTTGGCATGACGCTCAGGTAGAGCCATGCGAGTAATTAGCTCTCTCACGGGACGGCGAGGCCGGCCGTGCTTCCAGTAGTGACCGATGAAATGCACCCCTTCGGAGTCATCAGTCGTGCTAGTGATCACGGACTTTTGCGCGTTTAGTTTGAGTCCGAGCTCTTCCGCTACGCGAGCCATGTCGGCCAGTTCAACACGTTCGTTTGCGGCTAGAACTGCGTCGTCGCCCATCACGAGCAGCTGATTGTGCGAGAGCGTATGCCCTGTAAGGCGCGCCCAGATGTAATTCATCGCGTACACATTGACCATACTATCGATCAACGACGTGAAGGCACTGCCACTTGGCACTCCACGATGTACTTGATATACACCACCATCAGGCAACACAATCCTGGTGTGGATAAAGTCATTCACATAACGCCAGAACAACTTCTCCTCAGAGTCCGAGAGATCAAGAACGCTCCGTACCACTCGGAACATGTCATTGATCAGAGAAGGGGAGATACTAGCGTCAAACTGTGACCAGTCAACGCTATAAACATAACGAAAGCGCCCCGCCATTTCTGACAGAATGGAACCTTCTTCATGTTTTTGAAGTCCCCAAACGTACGGACGATTTCGCGCCAACGCTTCTTGAACCGGCTTCGAGAAACCGAGACCAAGAATAGTCGTAGGCAACGGCGCCATCCATACCAGCCTAGTTTTTGGACCAGAAGGGCCAGGCTGCACGCGGCGACCAAATAGGTAAGGGTCAAAGCCCCTACTTCCGGAAGCCACCCGCTTAGCCAAGCGTGCCCCGGCATCCAGGACATCGCCGTTACTAGCCAACAAAGGTAGGCCAGCGTAAGAAGTGTGATGGATATGATGCGCCACCACGTCATCCACGCTGAGAGGCTTTCGCCTTCCCTCAAGGTTACCGACCGAGCTATAGACCGCATTAATTGCAAGTCCGTGTGCCAGCTTCGGTTGGGATCCTCGACCTCCTCGATCACGTACGTCACCTTGTACACGGGGTAGTGAAGCTCGCCTGTCCGCATGCTCAAGGCCAGGTACAACAGGTCCCGATCGTTCGGTTCCTCCTGTTGACGCGCTGACTTCTGTTGTTGTCCGTCGGTTGCTTTGTGCTCCGCCGGTCCGATTACGAGGGTTACAGGTACATCCTCGTGACTTTCCGGAGTGAACGAATTCGTCTCTGGTGAGGTGAACTGGACAGCCGTAGCCGGTAATTGCCCTTTCCACCCATTCACTCGAGGTGACACTTCGATTCTCCTCAGTGACATTGAGACGATAACCCAAGGTATCCGTGACCATCTTGTACAACGGATAGTCGTACGCAGGCACTTCGACAGCCCGGGCCAACGCATGCAACGCTTGAGTGAGTTTAGCTTGCTTCCCACTCGATCGATACTGGCCGATGTAATCGATACCAGCTCGCTCATGCAATTCACGCATGCTCGCCTCGATTTCCTTTAGCGTGCAGTCAATTTGGTTAGAACTCCGCTTGACAGCTCTCGCTGCACCGACTGGCATCAGAGCGGACAATTGGGAATCACCCAAATGCGCAATCCTGGATGATGAGACCAGAACCGTAGCGTGGTAATCCAATTCCGGAAATTGGCGCTAGTCCGTAACGTGGACCAATCCATCTTTCGAT